GTTGCAAACAGGTAAAAAGGGACGATTAAGAAAAGATAGATATAGCTCCTTGGTAATAGCCAATATGTTAGCTAGACTCACAAGATATCAACTAGCTAGACCTGACTATGATGTTATAGGTGGAAACAGGATAGAGATAGTAAATCAAGAGGGAGATATGTACAAAGGCCCAGATTGGTTCACTGGAGGAGCAAATGAGGATTTTTATACTGGTATATACAAATAAAAAGTGTATAATAAGTTAATGGAATTGCAATACTATTACAATTGAAATGAGATTATGAGTAAAAAATACCCTAAAAGTGACGTCATTCAGGAACAATCTTTAGTGGGCGAAGACGCTTACGTAGCATGGGGAGATGATTTAGCTTCTAAACAAGCAGCTTTAAGCAAATCTTCAGAGTCTATGGAAGAATACGTTGGTATAGATCATAGTACAGCGACTCGTAGACATGGATTAGATTACTCTAACCTTTCTACGAATACTTCGGGCAAACCAGGATTAACCCGTGCAGACTATGACTTCTTCAGACCAGACGAAGCAGTGCCTCGCAAAGTCAAAGGAATAATGAAAAGGGCTGAGGATATTTATCAAAGGGTCGGTTTGGTTAAAAATGTTGTTGACCTAATGGGGGACTTTGGCGCACAGGGTATTAGATTAGTTCACAAGAATAAAAGGATTGAAAGATTTTATAGAAAATGGTTTAAGAAATGTGCAGGCAAAGATCGTAGCGAAAGATTTCTTAATAATCTTTATAAGAGTGGTAATGTAGTTATAAATAGACAGACAGGTAAAATAAGCTTAAAAGTTGCAGACAAATTATTTAAGAGTGTTGCATCTCCAGACTTATTGATTCATGATCTAGAAAGTGTAAAGCTTGAGAAAAGAGAAATTCCATGGAGATATACGTTTATAGATCCTGTTTATGTAGAGGTGTGTGCAGGTTCTTTATCTTCTTTTGTTAGTGATAAAAGATATGAGTTAACCATACCTGCTACTTTACGCAAGATGATTAATGCTCCTAAAAATCAAGCAGAGAAAGATGTTATAGCTCAATTGCCTGATGCTATTTTAGAAGCAGCTGCATCTAGAAAAGCATATCCATTAGATCCACAAAAGACCATGGTTTATCATTATAAAAAAGATGATTGGCAAAGATGGGCTTTCCCTATGATTTATTCTATTATGGATGATATTACTGTAATTGAGAAGTTAAAACTCGCAGATATGGCAGCACTAGATGGCGCTATTTCTAATATTAGGATTTTTAAATTAGGTAGTCTTGAACATAAAATTGCTCCGACCAAAGCAGCAGCAGCAAAACTAGCCAATATCCTTGGTAACAATGTTGGTGGAGGAACAATGGATTTAGTTTGGGGTCCAGATATTGAATTATTAGAATCTAAAACTAATGTACATCAATTTTTAGGAGAAGCAAAATATACACCTCATCTAAATTCAGTATATGCTGGCTTAGGTATTCCTCCTACTCTTACTGGAACCTTTGGGGCTGCTGGTACAACAAACAACTTTATTAGTTTGAAAACTTTGACACAAAGATTACAATATGGTAGAGACATGTTAACAGAGTTTTGGGAAAGAGAAATCGCACTAGTTCAAAAAGCTATGGGTTTTAGAGCACCAGCTAAAGTAGAATTTGATAGAATGGATTTATCTAACGAAGAATCAGAAAAAGCTCTACTAATTCAACTAGCAGATCGTAATGTAGTATCAGATGAACTGTTGCAGACTAGATTCGGTTTTGATCCAGACATGGAAAAAACAAGATTAAACAGAGAAGCTAGAGATAGAAAGAAAGAAAGAATGGTTGGGAAAGCTAGTCCATATCATGATCCTGAACCGGAAAACGCACTCAAGAAAATCGCTTTACAAAGCGGAGTTGTTACACCTAGCGAAGTTGGACTAGAACTAGATCCTAAGAAAGAAGGAGAGAAAAGTTCACTCGAAATGCGGGAAAAGCCAAAACCAACAAAGTTGGCAAAAGATTCGCCAGAATCTTTGCCTGGAGAACCGCAGCAAGGACGACCCAAATTATCAAAAGATGCAGAGAAACGAAAAGAACGAACGTTCTCGCCCCAGACAGGAGCATCATTGCAGTTATGGGCTACCGAAGCTCAGGGAAAGATAAGCGAAATTATAAACCCAATATTACTTGATTTCTTTGGAAAAAATAATCTCAGAAGTTTATCTAATAATCAACTAAAAGAGCTTGAAGACGTCAAAAGTAGTATTCTCTTCAATGTCAAACCATTCTGCACAATAAATTCTGACACAATTACGGAAAAATTAAATGACTTAAATTATGCACAGTTGACCACTTATAGTGTATGGTTAAGACAGTTGGCTTCACAATTAAATAGAGACTTGTCTGTTGATGATCAAAAGCAGGCTAAGTCTAGTTTTTATTGCACATTGAATAACGAATAAAAGGGACACTTAATGATTATATATTCTCAAGAAACTGATGATGGTTTAGCACAAAAAATAGCTGCTTCTAGTACTATTTCTTATGCTTCTATAGTGGAACCATGTGATATCACACAAAGTCAAAAATCTAAAATTAAAGTAGCTGCATCTGTTAGTGATGCTGATTTATATTATGTTCAGTCTATTTTAGTGAGTTCTTCCTGGAATAGAAATGATGATATTTTTGATAAGGCTGAAGTTTGGGCAGCTAGGGCTACTCCAGAAGATAAGCCTACTAATTTAGAACATGACGAAAATACAATTATTGGTCATATTACATCTAATTGGCCCATTGATACAGAAGGTAAAACTATCGCTGAAGATATTGGTATGGATGATTTACCAGAAAAATTTCATATCGTTACTGGATCGGTTATATATAAAGCCTATAGTACTCCTGAACTTAAAGAGAGAGCAGAAAGATTGATTGCTGAGATTGAAAATGGCACGAAATATGTTAGTATGGAGTGTTATTTTAAGGGTTTTGATTATGGCTTAACAAATAAAATTACAAATGAATACAAAGTTTTAGCTCGTAATGAAGAGACAGCTTATCTCACAAAACATCTCAGAGCCTATGGTGGTTCTGGTGAACAAGATCAATATAAACTTGGTAGAGTTTTGAGAAGTATCACATTTAGTGGTAAAGGTTTTGTTGACAAACCAGCAAATCCAGATAGTATAATATTTCAAAGACAATTAATTGACGATTTATTAGAAGAAAAAAATGACAATTTATCTAATTCAGGTGTAGTACATAATAAGCCCATAACTAGCGAAGACACGGAGAATATCATTATGAGTGAAAATATCGAAAAACAAGTTGCAGAAATTAGTGATAAGTTAGACACTGTTGCAGCTAGTTGTGAACATACTGAAGAAGCAAAAACGTTAGCTTCTGAACTAGAGAAAACCAACCAAACCCTAGAGGCAGCTATGAAAGAAAAAGACGAAATGCTAGAAGCCAAGTCTGAAGAGCTAGAAGCTCTCTCCATGAAAATGGATGAAGAGAAAGCTAAGAAAGACAAAGAAATGGCTACAAAAGAAGAAAAATCAAAGTCTGAGCTTGAAGAAGTATTAGCAAGCAAGACAGAGCTAGAAGAAGCTCTTAAGGCCGCACAGACCTCTCTTGAAGAAGCCAACGAAGTTATCGCTGGTTATAAGATGAAGGAAGAAGAAGCGACCAAGAAAGAAAAGGCTCTTAAAAGAAAAGCCAATTTGGTTGAAGCGGGTCTCGATGACGACGCTGCTTCCGCTGCTGTTGAGAAATTTGAAAGTCTCGATGATGAATCCTTTGAATCTATGACTTCACTTCTTGCGACTATGAAGCCAAAAGAAGAAGATAAAGCTACTAAGAAAGAAGATGCTGAAGCGGCAGGAATGCCACCAGCTCTTAAAGAAGCTTTAGAAAAGAAGAAAGAGAAAGAAGAAAAAGAAAAGGCTTCAGAATCAGACGAAATTGGAGAAGCTGAATCAGCTTTAGAAGAAGTTGAAGCTGAAGAAACCGTTGATCTGAGCGTCGGAAGTGACGAAACAGAAACAGAATCAGCAGAAGCTAGTGTTCGCGCAGAACTTGTAGAATTTGTAAGTGCTAGACTCGGTAACACCTCAAAATAGGGAGATAAAACATGGCTCTAAAACCAGATCGTATCGAAACTCAAACTGATGTATCTTTCTTTTCAGACGCAATTGCTACTCGTGGTGGTGTTGCTTCTGTGAAGACTGCTGGATCAGGCGTTTCTATGGATGATTCAAGTGCAGTTGTTGAATACACTGCAGCCTTAGCAAATGCTAATCCTGTTGGCATTCTTGTTAATGATGTTGTTGACCTCGACCTTACTCGCCAGCATATTAACTGGCATAAGGACGAAGTTCAAAAGGGTGGCAAAGTTACTTTGCTACAGCTTGGTCAAGTTACCACAAGTAACATTGATTCCGGTGCAGTTCCATCTGCAGGTTCCGGTGCCTTTGTTCATAACAACGGTAACATTTCAACTACTGGCGGCGGTGCCAGAGTTGGTACATTCTTGAGTAGTAAAGATTCAGACGGCTTCGCCAAAGTCGCTATTAACATTGCTTAACTTTAAAAAGGGAGATAATTACATGTCAGCAGAAACTAAAGCATTTCAACCAACTCCAGAATTGACTGATCTTTTAGTCAAATCTGGTTCGCAGCACAGAGAAACTTCTCTCGCAGCTAATGCAGAGTTTGCAAAAGCGCTTGAGCAGCCACTCCGTCAAGGTGTACTTAGTGGTAATATCCTCGATGGTATCTTCGAGCCAATTCAATTGGCCGCAAGTGCTACTCCTGAGTTCCCACTTGATTTCTTAGCCCCAGGTACAGAAAAGGACTTTGTTGCCTATACTGTTCCTAATCATGGCTATATTCCAGAACGTCACGTCGAAGGCGATTACGTCATGGTTCCTACTTTTGATATCGGTGCAAGCATCGACTATCTCTTAAAGTATGCCCGTGATGCTCGTTGGGACGTAGTCGGTCGTGCAATGGAAGTTCTCGAAGCTTCCTTTGTCAAGAAGATGAATGACGATGGATGGCACACGCTGCTTGCAGCTGGTGTTGATCGTAACATCGTTGTTTATGATAGCGATGCAGCTAGTGGCCAGTTCACTAAGAGACTTGTTTCTCTTCTTAAGACTGTCATGCGTCGTAATGGTGGTGGCAACTCTGCTAGCAACAACAGAGGCGCTCTCACTGATTTGTATGTCTCTCCAGAAGCTATGGAAGACATTCGTAACTGGGGTGTTGATCAGGTTGATGAAGTTACTCGTCGTGAAATCTATACCGCTGCTGATGGCAGTGTCAATAGAGTCTTCGGTGTTAACTTGCATGATCTAGACGAGCTTGGCAATGGCCAAGAATACCAGAATTTCTACAGCACTACTTTAGCTGCTGGTATGCCTTCTGGTCACAACACTGAAATTGTTGTTGGTCTTGATCTTCGTAAGAGAGACAGCTTCATCATGCCAGTGCGTGAACCAGTACAGATCTACGAAGACGATACTCTTCATCGTCAGAAGAGAGCTGGTTTCTACGGTTGGGCTGAGCAAGGCTTTGCTGTTCTTGATAACAGACGAGTTCTTCTCGGTTCTCTATAATCTATCTTTATAGATGTTAATAGGAAAAGCCGCCCACCAAATGGGTGGCTTTTTTTATGCTCGGGTGTATCTTATAAGTATACTAACTCTACAAAAGGTAAATTATTATGGGAGCAAGTCTTTACAATTTTGAGATTGAACAAGGCTCATCATTCAAAATGTCTTTGATTTATAAGGACAGTGCTGGAGCCGTTATAGATTTAACTGATTGGTGTGCTAGACTTATTTGGAAAACTAGTGCTAATACTACACAAACTTTTGATAGTTCTAATACGAATAAAACTTCTTATGATTTTAATATAGAAGGACCTTCAGGTAAAATTAATCTATTATTTCCTGCTGGTACTACGAATGGATTTGATTTTAATACAGCAAAATATGATCTAGAATTACAATCTGATGAAGATCATTATAATCAAGGTGGTAAATATGTAATTAGATTATTATATGGTACTGTAAGTATACAGAAACGTTACAGTAAATCTAGTACGGCCTTGGAGTGTAATACCTAATGAGTGATTTTACTTTAGAGATTTCGGATGTAACTACTACATTAGAGATTGAAACTTCTACAGAAGATAATACTGAAAATTTAGAGGTTACTAGTACAGTTATAGGTACTGTTGAAATACAAACAGGATACTCTTCTACTGTTGCTTATGCTAGTGATATTATTGGATTAAGTAATTATATAGCTGATTATAAACCTGTTGCACTTAGTGGAATGCAAAGTATAGCAGGTACTGAAACAAGTAATCCTGTCTATATTTATCATAGTGTCATCGATGGTGGATCACCGTAATATACACAACATAGGATAAAATAATGCCAGTTAATAATTTAATTAAATTAAGAAGAGGGACAGATTGGACCAGTAATCCTATATTATCACAAGGTGAACCAGGATTTGATACTACTAATAATATTTTAAAAATAGGAGATGGAATTACTGCTTGGGACGCTTTAACTCCTATAGGTAGTGGACTAGATTACTTACGGTCTCACCCGAATATATCAGCAGCAAATTCATCAGATAATACTGGTCGTACATATATTCAAGATGTTATTTTAGACCCTAATGGTCATGTGATAGGTATTAGTACAGGGACAGAAACAGGAGCCCTTATAGAAACGGATACTCTTGCAACAGTCACAGCTAGAGGAAATACTACGACTACTAATTGTGTTATTCCTTTTTATTATGCTAATCAGGCTGCTTTTCCAAGTGCTACTACATATCATGGAGCAATAGCACATAGTCACGCTGATGGTGCTGTGTATTTCGCTCATGCTGGAGCTTGGAGTAAGCTGGCAAACCAAAGCGAAGTAGATTCTGCTGGCTATTTAACATCATTTACCGAAACTAATGACCTATCTGCTACTGTGACTTGGGCAAATGTTCCAGACGCTAATATCACGGAAAGTTCTGTTGCTCAACATAGCGGAGCATTAAGACTTACAGAATCTCAAATAGTAGATTTACAAAATTATTTAACATCATTTACCGAAACAAATGATCTATCTTCAGCAGTAGTATGGGTCAATGTTCCAGATAGTAATATTACCGAAAGCTCTGTAGTTCAACATTCTGGTGCTTTACGTCTGAAAGAATCTCAGATAGTGGATTTGCAAAACTATTTAACATCGTTC